GAATTCATCAGCAATGTGATTTGGGATGAACGCGAATTCGTCCAAAAAGATGACATTATATGATCCGCCTCGGACAGCAGATGCAGAAGTAGACGCTGCGATAATTTTGGAACCATTTTCCAGTTCTAACGATCTTTTATTCCATGATACGATACCTTGTTGCATCCACTTTGGCAGTTTCTCATATGCAAATTGTAATCTACTGAGAAGATCCTGTGCGGTGGATGCCTTGTTGGCTAGAATAGCTATGTTGACATTATCATTAAAGACAGCATAATGTAACAAATATGAAACACAAGTTGTAGATTTACCTGTCTGACGAGGCATTCTACAAATGTTGAATCTATTTTCATGGAAATTAGTGATCAACTTCTCCTGAAAGGGATACATCTTAAATGGTATTTCACCATAATCAAGAGAAACAATTTTGATATAATTTTTAGCAAAATACACAGGATCGTTCTTGCACTTAACGAACTCAAGAACTTGTTCCTGTGTAAATTCTACGGCTACATTAGCCTTCTTAAGATTGGGATTACCAAGATATACCTGATCATTCATAAAAAAAATTACAATTTCGCTAAACTTGCTACTACTTCCTGTTGTTTGAGATAAAGTTTAAAATAAGCTTTTGCAAACTCTATTGCTTCTTCTCTATCCAATTTATCTATAACCCTTGACTGTTGCTCATAAACTAACATCTTATTAATATCAGAAAGTTCAATATCAGAAGGGTTAATGTTCATTTTACTTACCTTGAATAACTACGATTGGTTTCGATGGATCGGTAGGACTTGGATACCACTGCAGTATAACTGCGCCTGGGTAAAACTTTTCAATTTCCGCTTTTACTTCATCTTTAGAAGGTCTCTTCATATTTGGGAAAAAGAGTTGAAGATTCATCATTGGTCTACCTCTCCAAGAGAAGAGTATAGTATAAACACTACCTGTAGATTGTATCCGTTGATAATCTTCGTTTGTCAGTTGTCCAGGTTGAATGACTGAATCCGCAAGAGGTAAAGAAGGACCACTTAGTTTTCTCATTGCTGCGTCCTTTTCACCTTTATTTGTTGTTCCTGTGGCAAGATTTCTAATCTTTGCTTGTCTTTGTGCCTGTCTATGTCCAGAACCAATTTCAAAACTTACATTCTCATTTGCTGGATGAATTTTTGCAATACTATATGGTTGTTCTGGAGCTAATGAGGAGGGTAGTGAGAACATTCTCCAATAACCTTCTCCATACTTACACTCACTTCCAGTTTCATTCTTTTGACATTTGGGACAATATCTTTGAACTTCGCCCATTTCTTGGAGTTCAAAAGATTCTTTCTTAGTCTTATTGCCCCAGTTCTTTGCACCAACCTTACGACACTTAACCAAAGCACCAGATGCATATGCAGAAGGCCAAACCTTATAACGAGATTTTACCTTTGAATAACATGCGTCTTTTTCTTCAGTCGCAACCATCTTAGCCTTACCCTTTCTATCAGGATTTGGATCTTCTTGGTTCTTACGACGGAATGCACTCTCCTCTTCCTTATCGGAGAGGTCTGCCTTCATTTTACTTGAACCACACTTTGGTTTGGTTGTTTGTCCTGGCTGTTTTGCACAGGGTTTTCCTGCGTATTTACCACCCAATTGAACCCAACCAGGGGTGCCATCAGAAGCACGACTCTTAGTAAACCAGTCACGCAAAGAACTATCACCACTCTTGTTCCCTTCATCAATAGAATCCTCCTTCACGCAATTAGGAACTACCTTTTTGCCTTTCTTTTTCATTCCCACTTGTTTGTATCCATCCCAACACTTTTCGGATACTGGTTGACTAAAACTCTTAAACTTATAATCACTACCCTTAATAATATCAACAACGTGTGCAAAAGCATTACCATTTGCATCGTGAAGTTCTGTCCACTCTTCCTTTACTTTTTCCATCTTTTTGAGTTTGGAGTAGTAATTAGGAATTTCATCTAGATGTTGCAATGCAATATCCATTGCTTCATCATTATCTGTAGTATGTTCATGTTCAACTTTCATCCCCATCTCAAGTTGTTTTTGAATGGTTGATGGGGATACTTTATGCTTTTTTGCGATTTCTTCTACTGACTTATGACCTTTGAATCCTTCTTTAACTTCTTTCTTTCTTTCAGTATCATCTTCTCCGTGAGAGAGATGATCAGCTACCGTATCAAGATACTCTGCAGCCTTTGTAATTTTTGATTGAACCCAAGCTTCCAAATCGCCTTCACCTTTAAGTTTAGTCATTAATCTAGTGATAGCGGCTTGTGCAGTTTTAAGTTCTCCACGAGCCATGGAAAACTCAAAATCTTCCCCAAGGGGTGCAACTGTTTCTAGGTCTGCAAGAATAGACCATTCCTTAAAGGTGAGTTTATCCATTTATTTTTATAAGTTTCCTATTTTTATTTAGATAGATCTTGATTCATTGAACTCTTCAAGAACTTTTGAAGTTCTGCTGTAGATCCCAAGAACACTGCATTGTTGGTAACATTTGTTGGCACAGATCCTTTTTGTTCTTGATTAATATCTTTCATCTTCTTTTGAAGATCAAGAAGTTTATCGGTTACATCTCCAACGTTTTTAATAAGTTGACCAGCAACTTCATACGCTCTAGGAGAGTCTGATTCTTGTGCAAGTTCCAAAATACCATTAATCGCTTCTTGACCCTTTTCAATAATAGAGTAAAGTTGACCTCTAGAATATTCATAATCTTTTTGAAGTTGATCCACAGATCCTTCAATTTTTTTTATTTCTATAGATTCTGTTTTAACTATTTCAGATTTAATTTCTGTCGGTTCAATATCTAAAGCTTTATCAATATCTTCAAAGTTCATACATCAATTCCTTTCGTAGTGCTATAGACTTTACCATCTGCAAAATCATAACGAGATTCACTAAATCCGAAATCATCATCCAGATCAATCAATTCATCATCTGCATTATTAATAACATTTACTGCAGTTCCAGATGCATGAGTTGTAACAGGAGTATTATCTTCGCCTCTATTTACTAATAAAGTATTTCCTGTAATCTTACGAATGAGCATTGACTCATCACCAAGCATAATATAAGATTTTTCAGTTAGAACCGATCCATCTACAACGTTAAATTGCGTAGTCTCTTCAGAAATATCTTCAGAAATTTGAGTTATTTCATCATTATTGTAATCCTGCAAGGCTCTAGGTTCTGCTACATATCTCAATTGTCTAGATGCATTGACTTTATTAGTGTTTGTATAATAATCAACTTGAACTTGTTTAATAATGGCTTCATTAGGAGTACCAAGAGGTCCGAATAGATAAGTCTTTGCAACAAAATCTAAAGTATAAACTAAAACTCTTCTCGTAGTAAAATCACCTTCATATTGATCATCCATTGCAATTCTTTCAAGAATCATTGGAATGTCTCTTTTTTCCCCAATACTGGAAACTAAATCTACTGTAAGATTAAAATGAGGTTGAAAATATGGTAATATCTGTTCCACCACTTGTAATGCATCTTCATTCAATTTAGACATTATTGAGAGTCTAAAGTTTACATTATATGGAACTGGCATAAAAACTTTTGTTACTTCATTATTGGTCTTATCTAAAGCTTTAAAAGTTTGCATTGTAGAAGATTTTCTACTAGCATCATATGATATTCCCGTCATTTCAAATGACATTCTTGGAAGAGTGATTGCAACTCTTTTCTTTAAATCTGGTACTTGTTCAATTCTCGCCAAAAACTTTTGAACAGGACCATAAGCAATAGGTACAGTTAAGATACTAAAATCATCTCCAGCATTATCTTTATGTTTGATTTGAATATCATTGAAAAGAGTACCGAAAGCCACAATGGTCTTTCTCAATATTTCGTGATAAAAATAATTTGAGATCATTACAAGTAATTATAGAGTAATAATTATTTAGTATTCACCAAATGGATTCTTTTGACTAAAATCTAAAATTTCATCCGCGGCTAATTCAATCTCAATATTTTCTGCATATGCATCTAAGAATTCATTTGTTTGAACACTTGCAACCTTATAACTTGCACCTACACCAACTATAGCTTCTCCTCTTGCAAAAGTTCCGTCAACAACAGAAAGTTTAAGAACTCTATTAACATAATCCCAACTCTTAACATATCCAGTTGTGCCTGTTTTGGAACCAGTAACAACTTCATTATAATCATAATCACCAAATGTAGTCGCAGTAGGATCTGTGAAGGATATCGTTGGAGTAAATGTATATCCAGCACCAGCATTAGAATAACGAATTGCAACCACTACTCCATTAGAATTGAGAATCACCTCAGCTTGTGCGTTTCTGATATTAGAAGAAATACCTGTACTGGTAGGAATAAATGTTCTTTGAATTGTTACTTGAGGAGTTGTAGTATATCCAACACCTCCAGAAGAAATTCCAATGACTCCAAGAACTCTTGTGTTAATTACTGCAGTTGCAATACCGCCAGATCCTCCACCTCCAGAAATAGTAACAATAGGAGGCTCAGTATATCCAAATCCTGGATTTGTGATAAGGATTCTATCGATTGCAAGTTTTTGATTTGGAGATCTACTTGTCATAATTGCAACAGCAGTTGCTGTTAGACCACCAGAAGGCGCAGTAGATATGGAAACTGTAGGAGGTACAGAATATCCAAATCCATCATTAATAAGGTCAATATACTGGACTGACTTGGAGTTTGGATTAGTAGTTGCAAATCCAACAGTAGCTACAGCCGTAGTTGCTCCAGATCCAACCATTTGAATGGTGTATACATTTCCAAGATCCTTAATAGATTCATTGATTTCTATACCAGTAGGATCAACTTCAGGGACATCAATAATCTCATCTTCATATTCAAATCTTTCACATCTTAGTTCATAGACATATAGATTATTAAGTTGATAGAAAGGTTTTTTGCCCTCAACATACTTAATTTCAAATAAAGATTCATCCAAAGGAAACCAAATTAAATCTCCTTCTTGTGGTCTATATGCAACTTTTCTCTCATCTTCTGGCCATAATTTCAATAATGGTGATATGAAATCATCATATCTTTCCTTTGAAATTACAAGATTAATCTCATCATTACTTCTGACTCCAAATTTACTTAGTAAATCTCCATTTCCACTAAATCCTTCAAAATTCATCAAGTATGCTTCGATACGAAAACTATCATCAAATTTAGATGCAGTGACTTCTTTGATGACCGTATTTTCCCCAATAATCCTTCTAGGCATGTATAGAACATCCTGTCCATACATTTTGAGTTGTTCGTTAATTAGATCTTGAATAAGTCTTTGCTCACTCGGAGATCCTTGAAGAAAATAAGAATTAAGTGGTGACATATCAACCTATGAGATCCAGTGGTGGCAATTCGTATTCATCCTTAAGTTGTTGTTCTAACTTTTCTACTTCGGCAACACCATCATCATAGATCTGTCTTCCATTCAATTGAACTCCACCTGGAAGAAGTACACCATTAAACTTAATCATATTTTGCCCCCACTGTTTTTTGATTAATGCAGTGAGGTATTTTTTTAACCACCAATCATTATAGAGTTTTGGTGCATCTGACGGATCCACAATTCTATAACAATCAATGATAACGTATTCATTTTCACCAACTTGAGACCAATCAATGTCAAGATATAATTTATGGTTCTTTTTATTGAAACGAATTTGTGCATGAGGATTTAAGAGAAAATCCAAATCCTCAAGATATCTTTTAACCATCGCATAATTTAGAAGGTCTAAAGCACCATAATAATAAACATCATTCAAGAATATTTGATATTTAATATTAAAAAGACCGTCTGATATAGTACTTGAATTAATCTTAAGAATATTGTTAACACCAATGATAGAATCTGGTAGTGGAAGATAATTAACTCCTTCAACATAAGTAAGAGAAGTTAAACCAGCTCCAACAACATTTGGAGAGGTGGTTGCAGATCCTACTGGGCCTGGTTGGGATAAAGTTGTTTTAGTTGCAGGAGTAAGTTTATGTTTTAAAAATACGCGATCAATACCATCAAAATGTCTCTCATGATAATATTGAATTGCATCATCAATCAAATTATCAATCTGATCGTCATCTACGTTTATTTCTAAAACTGGCTTTCCTAGTTGTTTGAGGCAATAGTCTTTCAACTCCGCTCTACTAGATGGTTGCGCCATAAAAAATACCCCTAGTCTTCTAGAGGTATTTATAAATTATAGTTGTGGTGGTCTGGATAAATGAATAAATAATAGAAGATTGTTTAAATTTTTCCATGAGAATATATACTATAAGTGCAAGACGTTTGTCTGACGGTCACACAATTACAAAAGAACCAATACAAACTAGTAACGATTTGAATGAAGCAATTCAGTTAGCAAATCAATTTGCTTTAGAAATGCAAGAATCGGAAGGAACTGGTTGGACCTTTAATTTGTGGGAAGAAGAAGTAGATTCTTAAAATCTAGAACACAGTGTAATAAGCATCGGACACTTAGAAAGAGTTGAAATTTTACTGCGAATAGATGACTCAGATTCATTATTTTCTAGTGCTGAAAGGATAAGATCTATCTCCGACTCTTCATCAGCGCTCCAATTTCCACCGGATAAAGTTTGAACTTGAATTTTGAAGTCTTCTACAGTCATTTTTCTTCGTAACTTTAAAATTATTTATAATTAATCATGGTATTTAATGAAATTGAATCAATTACGATAATAGGCGGTGGAACCAGTGGATGGTTATCAGCCGCATTCTTATCCTACAATAATCCAAATATTAAAGTAACTATAATTGATAAAGAAGTTGGTTGTCCCGTGAATGTCGGAGAAGCAACTATACTTAACTTTGGTCCATTCATGGAATCATGTGGATTCAATATAGAAGAGTGGTTTATATCTGTAGATGCAACTTATAAATCTGGAATTCTATTTCCAGATTGGGTTAAAAATGGTGCAAGTGTATGGCATCCATTTTTTATGAATCCAACTTTAGAAAATGGATACAGTCTTCATGATGCTTGGGCTAAAAATAAAAACTATGATTTTGTTAGATATGGATTACCAATGTATGAAAATTCCATATCAAATTTAATTGACAGAAATGAACTTGGAACATATGCATTTCACATTGATTGTGGAAAATTAGTTGAATTTATAAAAACCAAACTCCACAATAGAGTAAATTTTATTCAGTCAGAAGTTGTAGATATTAAAAAAATTGATAATAATATCAATAAGGTATTTCTAAAAAATTCTCAAGTAATTGAATCCGATTTGTTCATTGATTGTACAGGGTGGAAAAGTTTACTTAAAATCCAAGATAAAAACTTTCTAAACGGAAGATTATTTTGTGATACAGCAATTGCCTCCAGAATACCATATATCAATAGAAAAGAAGAAATGAAACCCTATGTCATTTCAGAATCCGTTGATCATGGATGGATTTGGAAAATTCCAGTCAGAACAAGAATTGGATCTGGATTAGTTTTCAATAGAAGTATCACTTCTATTGATGAAGCAAAAAAATATTTTCTTGAGTATTGGAATCACAGAGTATCAGAACAAGATTTAAAAGTCTT